AGCTGCCGTTCGATCATTCGATGCCGGTGATCGAACCGGAGTTCGTGGTAGTTCTCGGGGAGGAACGGTGAGAACTCGACCGTCATGCGCCCCCCCTTCTGCCGGTTTCGGGGAGGTAGGAGAGGAGGCGTTCGCGGCGGAGCCGTTCGTAGGCTCGGCGTCGCCTATCGGCGGCTTCGCCGGCGGTGGGGTCGTGGCGGGTTTCGTCGCCGTAACGCAACAGGTCTGCGGGTGGCGGGTCGGGCAGCGCCGGGTGTTCACCGAGGGTCATAGCGTCCCCTTCGCGAGCCAGGGACGTTTCCAGCGGAGCCACACGTCCTCGCCGCCGATGCGGTAGAGATAGACAACGCGTCCGTGTTTGCGTTCGGTTGAGAATTCGAGGCTGCCGAACCAGCCGAGGAACGCTGCTTCGGCGTCGCGGGCGGCTTGTTCGACCTTTCTCGCGATGACACGCTCGCGCCGTTCGAGCTGCTCGTCGAGCTGCTCGGTGTTGGTGAGGGAATTGACCCATGCCTCGAGGCGCTCGAAACTCATCGCCTGCCCCTTTTTCGCCGCCGGGCTTTCGAGGCTTGGATCGCGCGGCCTTGCCGTTCTGCTTGCGCCCGAGTCGGATAGACCTTCCCCTTCGACCCGTAGCGGTAGCCGCCTTTGACGCGGCGGACGGGACTCACCGGAGACTCCTGCGGGGGGATTGTGCCGATGTTGTGGCTTGCTTCACCATACCGGCGATCGTACCACGGCCCCGAAACGACTGTCTATATCTTGCAATCCAAGACAGGTTTGCACTAGACAAATAGGGGAAATGGGCGTATCGTGTCGGTGTGTCGAGCATGTGGCGTGCTTGTTCATCCATGTAGCCGAGGGGTCCCACCGGGGCCCCTCCGCTGCGTCTGCCGTACAGTCGGAACCGCCCGCTCCGTTTGACTCGCCGCTCCTGGCCCGTGAGTCCCCTCCACCCTCCTCCGGCAGAACACCCTCCGATCGTAGTCGCGTGTATAGACTCGCGAACTATGAGCAACGTGTTCACCATCAAACGGGGTGACACCGGGCCGACACTCGAAGTCACGTTGAAGGACGCCGCAGGAAACGCGGTGGACATCACCGGCAACCTTGGTGTCCAGTTCCAGATGAAGGAACGGCAACACAAAGACAACGATCAGGTGGCGTTGAAGGTCGATGCGGCAGCGACGGTCGTGGACGCCGCGAACGGGATCGTCTCCTACTCATGGTCGTCGTCGGATACCGACGAGATCGGTGAGTATGTCGCAGAGTGGGTCGTCACCGCAACGAACGGTTCGGAACGGACGTTCCCGACACCCGGCTTCACGACGGTTCGGGTCGTCGGAGACATCGAATAGCGATGAGCCGGATACCCGGTACGCGAATGCAGCGCCTCGCCGCCGCCGGCGTCGCCGTGTATGCCGTCGCTCTTGTCGCGATCCACACCGTCTGGTCCGACCATATCGTCATCGTATGGACCGGGACTGGTATCGCGACCGCGGGGCTCGCCCTCGCCGCCCTGGTTACCGCGTGGGTGAAACTCCGCGAGTACATCGACAAAACCGACGAGCTCGAGGAGAAAGTCAACGGCGGACTCGAGGAAGCCGCGCGTACGCATTTGCAGGACAACGAGATGTTCGAGTCGCTGATCGTGCGGGTCGATCGTCTCGAGGCGGATGTGGCGAGGGAAAGCACGTTGAAAGAGGAATGCGAGGCGGCGTTGACGGAACTGCGTGCGTGGGTGATTCAACGGCTCGATGAGACGGGCAACGGCCGTGGAGTAGAGAGGACGCAATAGGATGGCGGAAGGAATCAGAATCCAGCATGTGACCGGGGCGGCGAACGCGGTGATCGCGGTGAAAGACCTATGGACGCCGATCGTGCCCACCGAAGTCGGATACGAACAGGCGCAGGCGTATGCGCGTGCGTTGGGGCTCACCACCACCTCGACGCGGGTGTGGCTCGGCTGTTCGATCTGCCGGCTGCCGCACACCCCGGAGGAGCATCCGATGGCGCATCAAGGATTCAAGACCAGACATATCTCCCTTGGCGCTGACGGCACCGCGATCGTGTCGCAACGCGTGTGGGAGAAGCTGCAAAGATACGTCGATGACGCCGGGTTCACGATCGTAAACACGGTTCCCGACCCCCCGGCGGTTACGATGTCGTTTAGAGACGGGGCACGTGACCCGAAGATCACGGTTCACCACAAGGTCCCGAGAGAGCTGAAAAGCGAAAGGTAGAAGCGCATGGCAACGATCGTGCATGACAACTTCCGTAACGCACAGTTGGGGAACCCCGCTGCGCCGACCACCACCGTCGATTTCGACGCCGACGACATCCGCTGCTCACTGATCGACCAGACCGATGTGACGATCACCGCAGCGATGGACTCGTACGACGACGTTGACGCCGACCCGGTAGCCGAAGGCGCGGCGATGACCAACAAGACTGTCGGTTCGACGACCGGAGTGTTCGACTCGACCGTCGATTACACGTTCTCGAGTGTGGCGCAGGGCCTCGACGCCGCCGACTATCTCGTGCTGTACAAGTACAACGCGACGCCGGCGAACGCGACGCTCATCATCACGTGGGACACGACCACCACCGGGCTGCCTGTCACACCGAACGGTGGCGACATCACCGTCCAGTGGAACGGCTCCGGCATCCTCCAGATCTAACCATCCCCCTCCCCTGAGAGGAGGGGCCGATGGCGAATCCAACCCTGCCGACACAGAACCGGGCGTCGGGGCGTACGGTGTCGCTGCCCGTCGCCTCAGAGTTCTCTGCCGTTCCCGTCGTTGACGGTGTTCCTCAGTGGGGCGCGCCGAACTCGACGCTGGTATGCACGATTGATTGTTCTCCCGTCCCGGTGTTGACGTTCGATCTCGCGGTGGAAGGCACGGACGACCCGACGGGCTTGACGGGATGGGGGACGCTGATCAAAGCGACCGGGATGCCTGCGATTGGAACGACCCGTGACGGCTCTGACTATGTGCCTCGCATCGAATACAAGTCCACCACCGTAACGTCTGCGATGCTCCGCATTGTCATCGAGTCGAACATACCGGCCACCTATGGCGCAGCAGTAGAGGTGTTCTGATGGCCGTTGCTGTAGACGCAGCGTCACAGGGAGCGACGACAGCGGCTACGTCGCTGACGTTCCAACACACCGCGGCGGGGTCTGACCGCCTCGCTGTTGTCTCAGCGGAGAACTACAAAGCCTCAACCACGCCAGTCACTCCGACTGCGACGTACGACTCCACGTCGATGAGCCAGAAGGCGACGACGCAGTTCGGCTCGGGTTCGGCCGAGGAGCGCATCACGATGCTCTACCTCACGGCCCCGTCCACGACCACCGACGCCGATGTGGTGATCGACGTGGGTGCAACAGCGTACGACGAGATCGTTGGCGGCTGCACTACGTTCACCGGAGTCGATCAAACAACTCCGCTCGGCACCGCAACAACCGAAGTGGACGATTTCGTTACGTCGTCCACGATGGACATAACGTCCGAGACGGACGACATGGTTGTTGACGCGATCTCGTTCTACAACCCCGGTGGCGACACGGTTACGGTCGGAGCGAACCAGACAGAGCGGGTCAACTACGAGAGCACGTCGATCGACTGCCTCTATATGTCCACCGAGGCCGGGGCGACGACCACCACGATGTCATGGTCGTTCGGCTCGGACTTCTATACGGGACAGATCGGCGTCAACATCAACGCCAAAAGCGACCAGTCGATCACCCCCGGCCTTGCCTCCCAAACGGTCACCGCGTACAACCCGACGGTCACACCCGGCGCAGCGTATGTCACCCCGGGCCTGGTGTCGCAGCCGGTCACCGCCCACAACCCGACGGTGGTGCCGGGTGTCGCGTACATCACCCCCGCATTGGCGGACCAGACCACCGTCGCGTACGACCCGATAGCGGTCATCCAACAGCAGTTCATCGAACCCGGCCTCGTGTCACAGCCGGTCACCGCGTTCTCACCGACGGTCACGCCCGGTGTCGCCTACATCGACCCCGGTCTGGTCACCCAATCGGTGACGGCGTTCGATCCGACCGTGCTAGCCGGCGAGGTGTTCATCACCGCCGACCTCGCCACATCCAACATCGCCGCGTATGACCCGACCGTCACCCCAGGCGTCGCCTACATCACACCGGGGTTGGTGTCACAGACGGTGACGGCGTACGACCCGTACGTATACCAAGACCAGTTTGTCGAACCGGGCGTCGCGGATCAGACGGTGACGGCGCATGATCCGACGGTGCTACGCGGGGCGGTGTATCTCGAACCGAACTTCGTGCAGCAGCTCACCGTCGCATACAACCCGACGGTGACACCCGGGACGGCGTATATCACCCCCGACCCGGCGACTTCGACGGTCACGGCGTTCGACCCGACGCTGTACCTCGAGCAGCTCGTCGAAGCCAGCCTGGTGACACAAACGGTGCAGGGCTTCGCGCCGCTGGTGCTATCCACCGCCCAGCCGGTCGCGACCGTCGCCGCCGGCGGATGGGACACCGGGCCGACACCGGGGCAGAACCTCCACGACTACACCTCCGATTCGTCCGACGCGACGTGGATCGAGGACACACCCGCATGATTACGACACAACGAGTCTCCGGTTCCGACACGGTGGGGGTGTGGCTCACGTATGACACCGCCGACGGTGAATACCATCCGATCCTCCACGCCTACCGGATCGTCGCGACCGCGCCCGCCCGGGTACGGGTATTCATGGACGGTGAACTCGTCGAGGAGATGAACCTGCATCCGGGCGCTGACGTGAACGTGGACCTCGCTGGCATGGGCCTCCTCAAAGAGCGGTTCCGGTTCGAGATCGGTGGGGGTGGATAGTGGCGATCGTCCTCACTGACTACAACGGCACCAACGGGAACGGTACGACCGCGACTGTCACGTTGCCGACCCGCAACGCCGATGACCTCCTCGTCGCGGTGCTCACCACCCCGGATGGTGGCACCGCCACGACCCCGACCGGATGGGCACTCCGGGTCACGTCCGCCGGGTCGATGGTGCGGATCTACACCCGTATTGCGACGAACGACGCCAACGACGCGTTCTCCTCCACCCTGGGCACGTCGCAACGGTGGGGTTTGGAGATCTCCGCCCACGAATCAACCGGGAACCCGTGGGAAGTCACGACGATCATCACCGACACCGTATCGGGCGGCTCCTCAACCACCCATAACGGCCTGTCCGCGTTGAACTGTTCCGGGTTCACCGCCGCTGAGGATCAGTTGGTGGTCGCCGGTGTCGCCTACGACGGGGTGAAACTCGCGTCGTATACGGGGCCGACGTTCACCGGCTCCACCCCCGACGCGTCCGGTGAGATCCACGACTGGAACGACGGCACGAACGGCCCGGCGCTGTATCAGGGCGGCGGCGCGTTCTACGGCGAATGGGACACCACCGGCCTCACCACCTCGTCCCTCACCGGATACCTCACCTGCTCCGACTCGGTCGCGTATGAGGGTGCCGCCATCGCGATCGAAACGTACTCGTCCACCCCGGAACAGTTCATCACCCCCGGATTGGCTTCCCAGCCGGTCACCGCGTACGACCCGACCGTTGTCGCCGGTGAAACGTTCATCACCCCCGGCCTGGCGGACCAAACCACCGTCGCGTACGACCCGACGGTGCTGCGCGGCCCCGCCTACCTCCAACCAGACCTCGCGGATCAGACGATCGTCGCGTATGACCCGACCGTGGTGCCCGGTGTCGCCTACATCACACCCGGCGTCGTGTCGCAGCCGGTCACGGCATACGACCCGACGGTGTTCATCGACCAGTTCATCGAACCCAGCCTCGTTTCCCAACCCGCCACCGCGTACGACCCTACCGTGCTACGCGGCGTCGCGTACATCACGCCAGGGTTGGTAAGCCAGACCGTCGCCGCGTTCGGTCCTTCCGTCATCCCGGGCGTGGCGACGGTCTACCCCGACCTCGCAGACCAAACCATCACAGCGTTCGACCCCACCGTGTCCACCGCCGGCGGGGAACAAACGATCGAACCGGGATTGGTGTCCCAGCTCGTCACCGATTTCGCACCGACCGTCCAGAACGTGCTCGTCACCGGCGAGTTCGAGCTGGACCTCACCTCGAGCTACGGCCCGACCGACTCGATGGCGAACGTCGAACTCAACATCCGGCATGAACTCTCCGCCGCCGACTCGGACATCACGTTCTATTGGGAGCTGCTGTCCGGGGTCACCACCATCGACTCCGGCAGCTTCGCCGTCACCGACACGACCGGCACCGCGAACATCGACCTGTCCGCAGCGACGCAGATCACCAACTGGACGAACCTGTCGGTGAAGGGCTACGCACGCGACGACTCGCCGGCGGCGACGGTCGATGTGCGAATCCTCGACATTTGGCTCACGTTCCCCGGCGCGCCGCAAGCCGGATACGAACAGTACGTCGTACCGGGCCTCGCCTCCCAGCTTGTCACCGCGTTCGACCCGACGGTGTTCCTCGTCCAACAGTACATCGAACCCGGCTTGGCCGACCAGACAATCGCCGCGTTTGATCCGACCGTCACGCCCGGTGTCGCGTATATCACGCCAGGGTTCGTCGATCAGACAATCGTCGCGTACGGCCCGTACGTGTACCGGCAGCAGTTCATCGAACCCGACCTCGCCACCTCGAACGTCACGGCGTTCGACCCGACGCTGCTCGCGGGTGAAGTGTTCATCACCCCCGGCCTGGTCACACAGCCCGTGTCGGCGTTCGATCCGACGGTCACGCCAGGAGCGGCGTACATCACCCCCGGCCTCGCCACCTCCGCGATTACGGCGTTCGATCCGACCGTCACGCCCGGTGTCGCGTACATCACCCCTGGCTTGGTCGATCAGAGCATCGTCGCGTTCGACCCGGAGGTGGCGTCGTTCCAGGCGATCAACCCGGACCTCACTCAACAGCTCGTCACCGCCTATGACCCGACGGTCACCCCGGGTGTGGCGTATATCACGCCGGGTGTCGCCACCTCGAACGTCACCGCGTTCGACCCGACCGTCGTCATCGAACAGTTCATCGAACCGGGTGTCGCCACGTCCAATGTGACGGCGTACGACCCGACAGTGGTGCCGGGCGCGGTCACGATCAGCCCCGAACTGACCTCCCAGCCCGTGACCGCGTTCGGCCCAACCGTCTACTGGACGCAATACGTCGAACCGGGTGTCGCGACCCGGCTCGTCACCGCGCACGATCCGAGGATCTTCAACGAGTTCACGGAATGGTCATCGCCGCATTACGTCACCGTCAACGACCCCGGAACGTCGTATGCGGAGATCACCGACAGCAACATCACCGCGACGCAGATCAGCGACCCGGGCACGTCGGATGCCGACGTTTCCGAGGATGGGCGCAGTACCGTAGAGGTCAGGGTGATACGATGAGATTCGGACCGGACTGTGCGGTGTGTGGCGACGAGGTGAAGCCGCCCCGCAAGAAGTACTGCTCCGCGGCGTGCGCGGCGGCACAGAAACGCCTCAACGCGTCGCCCCGCCCCTATCGGGCGAAACCGAAAGCCAAATGCGTACGCGCCGGATGCGACAACCACACCAAGGCGCAACGCAAGTTCTGTTCCAACGAATGCGCCGAGCTCGTCCGCAGCGAATTCGCCGACGCGTTCTCCCCGAAAGTCACGAACGACGCCGACCTGAACCCCGGCCAGGCCCGCGCCGGCCGCGGCTACGAGATCTTCGTACGTGAAGGCTTCGCCCGCCAGATCGCCGACGGGCTCATCACCGTCGAGCAGGTCGCCGCGATCAAACAGATCGAACCCGTGCAAGTCACCCGGTGGATGAACACGTACTGGCAGGAAGTCGCGACGGAAGGCGAAGCCGGGGCGTGGGAAATGTCCGCCGAAGCGTTGGCTGGCCTCGCCGACTTCAAGACGTTCCGGGAACTCTGCTTCGTCACCGAGAAGGGTGTCCCCTACGTCACGAAACCGTTCCACCAGAAATGGATCGACGCGATCCTCGAAACGATCGAGAACGGCAGCCGGCTCCAAATCCTGTCACCCCCGAGGCACGGCAAAACGCAGCTCCTCATCCACTTCTGTATCTGGCAGATCATCCGCCACCCGCACATCCGTATCCTGTGGATCGCCGCGTCGAAGGAACTCGCCGAACGGTGGCTCTCGAGCATCGAGGCAGAGTTCGAGCGCAACGAGCAGCTCCGCGACCTGTACCTGCCACCCGGTAAGGACTTCCGACCCACCGGCGCAGGCGCATCATGGTCGAAATCGGAAATGGTGATCGGCACCCGCACCCACGTCGTCAAATCCCCGTCCATCACGTCGCTGGGGGCCCGCTCCACCATCCTGTCATTGGACGCGGACCTCATCATCGTCGATGACATCGAAGACAACCGCTCCATCGCGATCCCATCATCGCGGGAGAAGACGAAGTATTGGTGGACCGTCACCGTCGGGTCCCGTATCGAAGACCACACCGGCGTCGTCGTCATCGGCTCGAGACAGCACGTCGATGACCTGTACTCCGTGAACCTCCGATCGAACCGTTGGCACACGATCGTCGAAGCCGCCCACGACCCGATGTGTAAACACCCGAAACACGACGAGCACCTCCACGTCGATTGCATGTTGTGGCCGGAACAGCACCCGTATTCGTGGCTCCTCGAGCAAGAGGAGGAGTTCGTCAACCACACCGGCATCGAAGTGTTCGAGATGGTGTACCTCAACGCCCCCGTCGCGACCGGCCTCGCCATGTTCCGTGCCGAAGACATCGACGCGTGCAAAGACCATTCACGCGTCATCGGTGACATCCCCTCCGGCACCGTCCTGATCGCCGGCCTCGACCCCGCCGTATCCGGCTACCAAGCGTCGTTCTTGTGGGCGTATCAGGTCAAAACCGACATTCAATACATGGTGGATCTCGAGAACCGGCAAGGTGGCGGCATCCAAGCCGCCCGCGAAATCATCCAACGGTGGCACGCCGAGTACGAGGTGTCGATCTGGCGGATCGAATCAGCGAACATCCAAGGCGTATACCTCGACGATGACGAGATCCGCCGCTTCGCTACCGACAGCGGTGTCCTGATCCAAGGCCACAACACCGGAACCAACAAGCACGACCCTGCCTTCGGCGTGTCGCAATACGCGATCCGGTTCGCCGCCGGCAAGATCGTGCTTCCCTATGGCAACAACGAATCGAAACGGAAAGTCGATCAATACCGGCAGCAACTCTTGGGGTTCTCCGCCGACAACGTGGCGGCCACCGGGAAGGGCCGCGGGTACCGATCAGACCTCGTGATGGCATCGTGGTTCCCTTGGGCTTCGATGCGGAGCCTACGCGCGCAACAGTCCGCGCAGGTCACATGGGGCTATAAGCCGAGTTTCCAGGGGTACGATATGGCAACATACGGCTCGCAGATCCCGTGGAGTAGCACATGACGGCAGAGATGCAGACCGAGATCGACACGAGCAGGCACCCCGTCGAATACCTCCTCGGCCGGGTGGATTACCTGAAAGCCCTCCACGAACCGCAACGCGCGACCCGGCGGCGGATCAAGAACATCCTCAACGGCGGCGAATCCGCCGTCGCGGAGCTCCTCGGCCCGGACGCAGCGATCGAGTTCAAGGACGTTCCGCTCCCGAACCTGATGCTACGCGGCCAAGCGATCCTCGCGCAGAAGATCGGTCGGGCACCAACGTTGAAAGTCCCCACCGTGTCCCGCCAGTCCGAATCGGCGGCGGCGATCGAGAACGCTGAGAAGCGGGAACGCATCGTCGAAGGCTACGACCAGGAGGAACGGATCGCGCTCGAGCTGCCACAGATCGCACGGTGGATGCTCGGCTACGGCTTCGCGGTGTGGACGATCCGCGACTATCTGTCCCCGGAGGGATACCTGTATCCGATAGGGGAGCTCCGCGACCCGTACGACTGCTACCCCGGGTATTGGGGTCCGACACAGCGGCCGCAGGAACTCGCGGTGATCCGGCAAGTCCCGGTGAAAGACCTCGCGTTGCGGTATCCGCGACACGAAAAGGCGATCCTCGAACCGCAGCAACGGGCGCTGCCGCGCGAAAACTGGCGTGGGATGCGTGCCGTGTCCCTCGACCAAGGCTCGTTTGAGAAAGGGAACCGCAATTACACCAGCGACGGCCTCGAGGTTGTCGAGTACATGGACCGCACCGGCACGTACATTGTGCTACCAGACCGCGAACTCGTCGTTGACCACATAT